GGACGAGCCTCATTGAAAAGTTATTATATCCTTTCTGTTGATGTTGGTAGAAAGGGATGTGATAGTGTAATTTGTGTATGGAAAGTTACTCCACAAAGTGTTGGTCCTGCTATAAAATCATTAGTAAATATTTATACTATGAGTGATGCTCATTTTGAAGATTAGGCCATTAAATTAAAAAGATTATATTATAAATATAAAGCAAGACGTATCGTAATAGATGCCAATGGCTTAGGCATTGGTTTAGTTGATTATATGGTAAAATCATAGCATGATCCAGTTACTGGAGATGATTTTCCAGATTTTGGTGTTTATGGCGGAACTTAGGATGATGCTATTGAAGAATATAAAAAATATAGAACACCAGATACAGAAGAAGATGCTATGTATTTGATGAAAGCAAATGCCCCTGTAAATACAGAAGCCCATGCTAATTTTTAGACAATGCTTAATGCTGGTAAAATTAAATTATTAATAGATGAAAGAGTTGCTAAAGCAAAGTTATTAGGAACTAAAGCTGGACAAAAAATGAGTCCTGAAAAAAGGGCAGAGTATTTAAAACCTTTTACTTTAACTTCCATATTAAAGGAAGAAATGTCAAATCTTAGAGAAGAAAATGAAGGTATTAATATTATTTTAAAACAAGCTAATAAATCAATTAAAAAAGATAAATTTTCTGCCGCTGAATATGGATTATTATATATAAAATTTGAAGAAGATAATAAAAAGAAGAAAAAGAAATACAAAGTTTCAGAAATGATGTTTATGAGCTAAAGGAGGCGGGAAGGAATGAGAAGTTCTCGTGGAGAAATAGCAATAGAAGAAATTCTGGATGAAGCAGGATTAAACTATGAAGAAGAATATATATTTCCTGATTTAAGAAGTTCTAATGGAAGACCGCTTCGTTTTGATTTTGTAGTATTTGATGATGATGGCCATATTGATTTTATTATTGAATATTAGGGCAGATAGCATTATGAGCCAAGCTCTAAATTTGGTGGTAAAAAAGGTTTTTATCAACAATAGTATAATGATAATAAAAAAAGACGTTTTTGCGCTTTACAAGGTATAAAATTGATAGAAATTCCATATACAGAAGAAAATTTAATTTCATATGATTATATAATGAAAAAAGCTGGTTATTAAGGAGGGTATATTCTTTGGACATGTCTATTGATAAAGATGAAGAATTAGAAGAGTCTATTAAATCTTTTATTAATTCTAGTGAAAAAACAAATACAAGACAAGAAACTATTCATGCCAAAGGCTTTGATCTTTTTAATTTTGGATATATCCGACCACAAGATGTTCCACCAGAAGCAGTATCTGAATATGGAAAAATTAAAATTGGAGTAAAGCAATTAGAAGATGCTATTTTTGAATTAGGGACATTAAAAATACCTAAATTACCATACTGTACCAAAGAAGAAATCATGAAAGCAATAGTCACAAGAGATTATAAAAAGATAAAGCTTATCTCTGATTTCTTCTATGCGGCCAGTGGTATTTATCAATCTGTTTGTAACTATTTTGCTTTTTTGTATAGATATGATTGGTATATATATGCAGAAAATGTTAAAGATTCAGCGAACACAGATAAGGTTATTGAAGAGTATACAAAATTACTCACTTATCTTGATGGTACTTATATAAAAAAGATATGTGGAGATATTGCCTTAAAGGTAATTAAGTATGGCGCATATTATGGATATATTATTGATAGTCCAAAAGGTGCTCAATTATAGGAATTACCATATGAATATTGCCGTTCATTATATTCAGTAGGAGGTAGCCCTGCTGTTGAATTTAATATGGCATTCTTTGACGAATAGTTTAAAGATTTAAATTATAGATTAAAAGTCTTAAAACTATTTCCTGATGAATTTGCAAAAGGTTATGCTTTATACAAGCAGGGGAAATTAAATGATGATGAAGCTACTAATGCGTTAAGCTGGAGTGGCGGCATTGATAATAAATTTAGAAGAAGTGGTTGGTATTTATTAGATCCAGGTAGCACTATTAAATTTAATTTGAACGGTAGTGATATTCCTGTATTTTTTAATGCTTTACCTGCTATTTTGGATTTGGACGCAGCTCAAGAATTAGATCGTAAGAAATAGATGTAGAAGCTTCTAAAAATTTTAGTTTAGAAGTTACCTATGGATAAAAATGGTGATTTAATCTATGATGTTGATGAAGCAAGAGATTTACATAATAATATTGTTAATATGCTAAGACGCGCAATAGGAGTAGATGTAATTACAACTCCAGCGGAAGTAGAGTCAATTGATATTAGTGATAAAAATACTACTACTTCTACTGATGATTTAGAAAAAGTAGAACGTACTGTATACAATTCATTAGGTTTATCTCGTAATATTTTTAATGCCGATGGTCAAATAGCTTTAGAAAAATCTATTCTTGATGACGAGTCTACTGTGCGTAATTTGTTGTTGCAATTTTCAATTTTTTTTGATAAAATAATAGAGAAAAAGAACTAGAGTAAAAAGTTTAATTTTAGATTTGTAATGTTAGAAACTACTCAATATAATTATAAAGATTTATCTAAATATTATAAAGAGTTAACCGCCAATGGTTAGTCTAAATTTATGCCTATGATTGCTCTTGGACATTCATAGAGTTCTGTTCTTAATCTTGCATATTTTGAAAATGAAATTCTTGATTTGCCAAGTTTGATGATTCCTCCATTACTTAGTTCAACTATGAATGGACAAACTATTTTGGACACAAGAAGTCAAAGAAGAAATTCAAATTCTTAGAATACATCAGAAAGTACTGGTGGTAGACCAGAAAAATCTGATAGTGAAAAATCAGAAAAAACAATTAAAAATTTAGAATCTCAATCTTGAAAGGAGGATTAATGAGAGATGCATATGAGTATCAATATGGAGGATATGCCAATAGAGATAATAGAAATGACTCCTGTTAATCCTCTAATTTCTAAATGTTAGATAAAAGTTTGTTATGTTGGTGATACTCCTAATCGTAATAGAAGTATTATCACAAAAGAAACAGCAAAGAAAATAGCTCCAAGTATTCCTGGTTGTCCAATCGTTGGTTTTTATAATGAGTCAACTGGAGATTTTGAGGAACATAATAGAACTATTGATATTTCTAATGGATAGTTTAAAATTAAAGACACTACTCGGCCGTATGGTTTTGTACCTACAGATGCTAAAGTTTGGTTTTAGTGGTTTGAAGACGATGGTGTTCCTCATGAGTATATGGTAACAGAGGGATATATTTGGACAGGTTAGTATCCAGAGTCATAGAGGATTATAGATGAAGGAAATAATCAATCTATGGAACTTGATGATAAATTAATTGATGCCTATTGGACAAAAGATAATAATGGGAAACCATAGTTTTTCATTATTAATGAAGCAATAATGTCTAAACTTTGTATCTTAGGAGAAGAAGTTGAACCTTGTTTTGAGGGGGCATCTATTACAAAAGTATAGTTTGCTTTTGAAGATGATTTTAAAGTTAAACTATATTCTTTAATGGAAAAAATGCAAGAAATTTTAAGTAATGAAGGAGGAACACCAGTGTTTAATACTTATGCTGTTGAAATTGGTGGCCGTCTTTGGGATGCCATTTATGACTATATGTGGGAACATCGTCCAGTAGGTTCTGGCGATTTAACTTATATGATTGAAGGTATCTATGAAGAAGGAACCCAAAAGTTCGCCATTCTTCAAGATCGTAAAGACCTCACTTATTATCGCTTAGATTTCTCTCTTACTGAAACTGATGGCTTTAAGCCAGCAGATTCTCTTGTAAAAGTTTCCTTAGATTTTAAGCCAGCTGGTTCTCCAGCTCAATTTGCTTTTGATGATGTAAAAGCATATGAAGAAAAATTTATGGAAAGCAAAGTAGAGAAGCCAGAAGATAATGCCGTAGTAGAGCAGCCTGTGGTAGAGGAACCAGCTCCAGTTGTTGAAGAAATTCCTGCCGTGGTTGAAGAGCCTGCCCCTGCCGTTGAGGAAACTCCTGTGGTTGAAGACCCTGCTCCTGCTGTCGTAGAGCCAGCAAGCAATAATGGTGAATCAAAACCTGTAGAATATAATTTAAATGATATAACAGAATATCAAGAATTATTAGTTAAATATTCTACATTAGAAAATTAGATGCAAGAATTACAAAAATCACTTGAAGTAATTACTGCTGAAAGAGATACTCTTGCTAGTTTTAAAAATGACATTGACAGAGAAAAGAAAGAAAAGTTACTTTCTGAAACTTTCTTTATGCTCTCTGATGATGTAAAGAAAGAATACAAAGACAATATTGACAAGTATTCTTATGATGACATAGAAAAAGAACTTTCTGTATTTTGCGTGCGCAATAAAGTTAATTTTAATTTGACTGAAGAGAAAGAAGATAAGCAAATCACTACCTTCAATATTGAAAGTGTTGAAGATAAATTTGCCAATGCTCCTGCCTGGATGAAGCGCGCATTTGAAATCCAAGAAGAAAAGAATCTTTAATTGAGGAGGATATTAGAAAATGCTTAGTGATTTCTTAAAAAAGAATATTACAAGTCAAGCCGGTTTCATTGTAAAGAACGGTTATGGCTATGGCCAGGTTGAGCCAAATCATCTTTCCGCACAAGCAACTAAAGAAGTTTATGCTCAACTCCCAGCTAAAGCTGATATTAATGTTTTAGAAAATGGCCAATTCGCAAAATATAATTATGCTGATGGTGTTGTTGATTTTGATGGTCCTGGCGAGTGGATGCTCGTTTGGAATGAAATTAAACTTTATCGTGATGGTCAAGTCGATGCTGAGTTTGCTATGATTAAGGACAATTATCAAGCTCGCGTTTATAGTCCATTTGGTTCTGATAAAAATGGTAATTCTGATACTGTTTGGGATAAGCAATCTCGTTATTACAATGGCAATGGCGCAAATGCTAAGGATGGTTCTATCACTTTTGCTAATGGTAAAGTTACTTTTGGTGAAGGCGATAACGCAAAGTCATTCCCTGTAGATGATGTAACTGCTGCTCCTGATATGTATGATATTCATTATAATGAAGATCCATTCCATATCGAATCTCTTTACAAAGAAGCTATGATGCCAGAAGGAACTACAATGGTTCCTCGTCTTATTAAGACTAATGTTGGTGACATTATTACTACTAACATGATTAAAGATGAGTCTGTTGCTCTTAAGGACTTTTTAGCTCCTGGCGCAAAAGGCATTCTTGAAAAGAAGGCTACCAAGCCTGCCACTGGTATGGTATGGCAAGTCGTTAAGGTTTATACAATGCCTGATCATCAGCCTGGCGTAAAGATTATGCGCATTCAGTAATAAGAAAGGAGAAGAAGAAAGATGTTAGAATATAAAGAATTACTTCAATTGATGAAGGCCGCTACAAAGGCTAATAATTCCTCTGCTCCTGTTTCTTATAGTTACAATGGACAAAACCTTAGTGGCGAAGCTATTAATGAAGCTCTTCGCGAAGAGCTCAATAGTCTCTGCAAAACAAATGCAGATTACCGCAATAATAAGAATATGATTTTTAGTCTTATTGAGGAAACTCTTGATGAGGTTCTCCCTAAGAAGGTCACTGAAACTTATATGTAGTTCGCAGAAGTTAGAAGTTTTGCTCAAGGCGATAAGCCAAGATTTACTCGTAAACTCAACCTTTCTAACAGTCGTGCAAAGCAATTTGTAACTCGTGTTGGTCTTGCTGGTGTTTATGAAGTCTTTAAGCTTGGTAAGGCCGAAGAGAGTTTTGAAGTTCGCACAAGCGCTATCGGCGGAGCTGCTCAAATTGGTCTTGAAGAGTTCCTTGATGGTCGCGTTGATTTCGCACAAGTTACCCAGATTATTTATGAGGGCATGGAAGAACTCATCGCTAAGGAAGTTGCTCATGCTCTTAAAGCTTCTATTAATCAACTTCCTCCAGCAAACCGTGTTGCTGCTAATGGATTTAATGAAGCTGAATTTGATCGTCTTTTAAATATTGCTAGTGCTTATGGTAATCCTGCTATTTACTGCACTTATGAGTTTGCTGTAAATATGATTCCTAAGGAAGCATGGCGTTATACCGAGAATATGAAAGATCAACTTTGGAACAATGGTCGTCTTGTTGATTATAAGGGACGCACTGTTACTATTCTTGAACAAGGCTTTGAGGATGAAACCAATGAACGTAAAGTTATTGATCCAGGTTATTGCTGGATTATTCCATCTGGTGCTAATAGCAAGCCTGTAAAGATTGCTTTCGAGGGCAATACTCTTGTTAAGGATCTTGATAACCGTGGGGACTGGTCATCTGAAATTCATGTATATCGTAAGGTTGGCGTAGTCGCTATGTTAACTAATGATATTTGCTGCTATGTTGATACTTCTCTTATGGGTCAAATGGATACTTGGCATTTTGACAGTGTCACTGGTAATGTTATTACCTATGATGGACGTCTTGATGGAGCCCTTAATGAGGATGGCACTCCTGCTACTGATCCTGCTCCATCTGGTGGAAATAGTGGTAATCAAAGTGGAAATACCAATCCTTAATTGGTAATTTAATTTAATATATATTTAAACTTAGGGGAGAGGGAGAATATCTCCCACTCCCCTATTTTATGTTATGAGATAAAGGAGATTTTAAAATGGCGCAAACTTATTATTATAATGTAAAAAATCGTAGTGCTGGGGTTGTTTTATATAATATTCCAGAAGATAATATAAATAGACGTTTTGCCCCAGGAGAGACTAAAAGAATCTCATATGAAGAATTAATGCATTTAAGCTATACTGCTGGTGGCCGTGAGCTTATGGCGAATTTCTTATAGATTCAAAGTGAAGGTGTTTTGCAGTCTTTAGGTATAAAGACCGAGCCTGAATATAATATGTCTGAACAGTAGATTATTGAATTATTAAAAACTGGAAGTTTAGAAGCTTTTCTTGATTGTCTCGATTTTGCTCCTATTGGAGTAATTGAGTTAGTCAAGCAATATGCCGTTTCTTTGCCTTTAACAGATTATGAGAAACGCAAAGCTCTTGAAGCAAAAACTGGTTTTAGCGTTGATAAAGCTATTGAAAATTCTGGTATGGAACCAGATAAGAAAGAAGAAGAAAAATTAAAAGCTTCTATTGAAACACCTAGTAATGGTAGAAGAACAAATACTAACTATAAGGTCATTGAAAAGAAATAATAGTTTATAAACGAGGAGGCGACTCGTGTAAAATGACACATTTTACTGACATCTACAATCGCTTTCTTGGAAAAATTACCGATGATATGTATGTTGAATTGACTCCAGAAGATACTATTAAAGATCTTAGAAATCTTTTAATTGATGCTATTCCTGGTTTTGAATTTCCTAGATGTAATCTTTATGATTATTCTATTAATTAGGAAATTAAACCAGAAGATTAGGTCACTGAAGATGAATTCGTTATAGGATTATTATGGGATGATACTATTGAAGATAATGATTTTGAATAGGCCCCATTGGTAATAGTCGAAAAGTCTTTTTTCGCTGGAGATCTAAATTCAGAAGAAATAAATATTCTTGCTATATTAATGATGAATGGATGGCTTTAGCGCCAAGTAACTTCAATTGAAAATACACGTATGAAATATAGTGGGTCAGACTTTAAAATGACTTCACAAGCGAACCATTTATAGAAATTAATGGGCTTATTAACTGAATGTCGAAGATAGTCTCATCATATGTAGAGATTATATAAGCGTCGAAAAATAAACCATGAAGATAAATTATATATGTCTAATTGGTCTGATGCTGTTGGATATGGAGTTTATTATTAATGAATAATAAATATGATTTAGTTTTTTCTAATGAAGAGATGAAGCAAGAAATATTGCGTTTAACCAATCAACTCTGGAAAATGATTCCAATGTGGGAAAATGGAGAAGACTGGAATAAACAATTAAATACTGTTATTATAGATATTGCGGGCAAGGATGAAATTTTTCTCCATGACTCGCATTTCTTATAGCTTCTTTCTAAATTAGAAGGATTACGTGTTATTGAAGATATTGAATTCAACATTTATCGTAAAACTATATTTGAGTGTATTAATTTAATAAATGCCATCTTATAAAATTATTCCCTCCCATATCGGGAGTAATAATATTATTAATTTAATGAATCGTAGGATGGGCAATTTGGATATCCCTCCTACATATTATAAAGATACGGTAGATGCTGCTAATCACATGGATCAAGCATTAATAGCAAGAGGTGGTTTTCCTTAGCAAGAACGTATGATACGCGATAAAAGGAAAGCCTTTGATAAAGCCACTTTGTATTCATATCAAGCAGTTCGAATAAAAAAAATCCAAAGCGTAGAAAATCCTGGAGACGAGTCATTACAATCCTCAACTGTGCG